GGAGTTGCTGGTACGATAAAGGGCGCTGCTGGTGACTTAAAACCTTATGGATTTCTGCCATTAATGATGGCAGTAATTCGATCAAAGGATGATGATCCTAAAAATACAGAACTTCAACAAAAAACCCCGATGTATGATAAATACAAAGAGATAAGAAAATTTCTTAAAGAATATAGAGTACAACAGCATTCTAGGGCAGCTTTCTTTAAGCTTGCTCCTGGCGATAAAGTTGGATGGCATATAGATGATGGTACATATTATCTGACAAGGGATAGGTATCATTTATCACTTCAAGGAACATACAAATATTGGGTGGGAGATGAGCCCAATACTGAAACAGCAGAACTTCATGTTATAGAACCAGGCACTTTTTTCTGGTTTGATAATAAGAAGTATCATGCAGCTTTAAATGTCGGGGAAGTAGATAGAATATCTTTTGTTTGGGATGTGCCGAAAAGTAAAAATAATCCTTAAAGGGACTTGACTAAAGTAAGTAATTTTGGTAATATAGGTATTAATTGTAAAGGAGTAAATCAATGGTATTAGCATTAACTGTTATAGGTGGAATAGTCGTTGTAAATGCTCTTCTTGGAGTAGCATTTATGGCATTTTAAATCCACTATATATTAGTGGAGGCAGGTCGATGCAACGAGAGGGCTATTGGGATTACATGGGACGAAAGTTACGTGAAGATCACATTCAAGTGAGTGAGGATATTATGAAGAGAGAAGTTGCAGAAATGCAAAAGCAAGTGCATTTCCTACTGATAAGGATTAAAGTCCTTACTGATCGTGTAAATAACCTAGAATATAAGGTGAAGATACAGGGTGGAAATCCCAATCAAATGGAGTTGATGTTTTAATGCCAACGTACACGTTTTATGATGAGTCTTCTGGAATAGAGTGGGACGAATTTTTATCTATATCAGAACGAGATAAGTTCTTAAAGAAAAGCCCTCAAATAACTCAAGTAATTAAACCTGTGGCTATTGTGGGTGATCACGTTATGGGCGTAGGGCCTAAAGTAGACGGTGGTTATACAGAGAATATGCAAAGGATTGCTGAACAACATCCCGGCTCACCTCTAGCTGAACGATATGGGGGTAGTAAGCCATCTCATAAAGAAATTAAGACTAGAGATGCGATAAATAAACATCGAAAGAGAGTTGCTCGTGAAGGGTTCTCGGCTAACAAAAGCAAGACTTTATAGGATGTAGGTATGGCAACGAAAAAGAACAAAGAAATCAATCATAACAATTTAGCTACGGTTAAACCTATCACTGATAATCAGAAGGTAGTTTTTGATACGTGGAAAAAAGGTAAAAATCAGTTTTTGTTTGGTTCTGCTGGTACAGGCAAAACATTCATTTCCCTGTATCTTGCATTGAATGATATATTCAATCTAAAAAACCCATTTGAACGAGTCGTTATAGTAAGAAGTTTAATTCCTACAAGAGAAATTGGATTTTTGCCAGGCGATGAAGAGGATAAAGCTGCATTGTATCAAGTTCCATATCAGAACATGGTACAGTTCATGTTTGAAATGCCTAACGAACAACAGTTTAATACCTTGTATGACAGACTTAAAGGACAAAGTTCTATGTTCTTCCTGTCAACTTCTTTTCTAAGGGGGTTGACATTTGATAACAGTATCATTATAGTAGATGAATGTCAGAACTTGAATTTCCATGAGCTAGACACTATTATCACTAGGGTAGGGCAAGACTCTAAGATTGTATTTTGTGGAGATTTTGACCAGACAGATTTAGTTAAACAAAATGAGAGAAATGGTTTACATGATTTTCTACGTATCTTAGAAGAGATGGAAGAATTTAATTGTACAGAATTTACAATAGGTGATATTGTACGCTCTGGTTTTGTTAGAAGCTATCTTATAAACAAAACTAAGTTGGGTTTAGGAGAAAGTTAATGAAATGGATTTGCTCAGTTTGCGGTCATGTTCATGAGGGCGACGAGCCCCCTACAGAAGACTGCCCAATTTGCGGTGCAGCTGCAGAAGATTATGAAAAGGAAGAATAATGGATTTACGACAACTTAGAGAAGAACTAACGGAAGATGAGGGTTGCAAATATGAAATATATCTTGATCACCTTGGTTATCCTACCTTTGGCATCGGCCATTTGGTTACTGAATCTGACCCCGAACACGGTGGAGAAGTCGGTACAAGTGTATCCGAAGATAGAGTTATTGAAGCCTTTGAAACCGATGTCGAAACAGTCCTGTCTGACTGCGAGCGACTTTATGTACAGTTTGAACATTTGCCAGAGGAAGTCCAATTAATCATTGCGAACATGATGTTCAATATGGGCAGGCCTCGATTGAGCAAATTTAAGGGTATGAAACGTGGTGTGGATGCAAGAGATTGGAACGCTGCCGCAGATGAGATGGTTGACTCTGCATGGTATCGACAAGTAACAAATCGAGCAGAACGATTAGTAGTTCGTATGAGAGCTCTCAGCCAGTGATTGAACCTATTATAGCTGTACAACCAGCACACATATATTGGGAACGCCGTGAAGCAGAGATTGCAGCAAGAGAGAGGCGTGCCATAGTACCAAGAACAATACCAGTGGCAAAAGACCCTTATATAATCTACAACAAAAACGGCGATCTCATTGAAACGCCAGACCAATCTTTTAATTTAGGCACAAAATATGTTTAATCACGTTGCCGGAATTGAACTTCCAAATTTAGTTCATCGAATGGTGGGTAAGACACGGTATTATATTACTCCAGAAGGTAATGAATACCCATCAATCACTACTATTTTATCTGTTAAGAATAAAACAGGTTTAGTGGAGTGGCGTAAAAGGGTTGGAGATGAAGTAGCAAACTATGTTTCTGGGAAGGCCGCTGCTAGGGGAACTAAGGTACACCATATGTGTGAAGATTACCTTAACAACGTAGAAGCAAACTGGCCTGATAAATGGAAAATGCATGAAAAAGATTTTTTACCTTGGTGTTTATTTAAGCAGCTTAGATCAGCACTAAATAAAATAGATAACATTCATGCACAAGAGGCAGGACTCTATTCTGATAAATATAAAGTAGCGGGAAGGGTTGACTGTATTGCGGAGTACAATGGTGTACTTTCTGTGATTGATTTCAAAACATCCACAAAAGAACGTAATGATAAGTGGAACGAAAATTATTATATACAATGTTCAGCATATGCTGAAATGTATGGAGAGCGAACTGGAACACAGATAGATCAGATCGTAATTCTTTGCGTCACAGAGGATGGTACAGTACAAGAATTTGTTAAGACAAAACACAACTTTTTGCAGCCTTTAAAACAAGTCGCTACAGAATGGAGAAACCAAAATGAAACATCTGGGAACATTTTCGTGGCTGATGCTGATTCTGTTTCTGATGGGTTGTCAGACAACAGCACAGACGCTGGACAACACACCAAGCAAACCAGTAGAAACAGCACAAGCCGAGCCACAAGTCGAGCCTAGAAAAGCGCCAGAGAAATTCGGTAAACAGGAAGATTTGGAGTCAATGGAACCTGCTATTGAAGTTTTTTCCTCTATGAAACCAGTTTTGTGTGGCAAAGCAGATGAAGTTTTAAAAGCAATTACAGATAAATCCAATGAAAAACCAATCGGATTCTGGAACTCAAGTACACATGGGCATCCAGTACTTCTACTTCTTAACAAAAAAACTGGTACAACTACTGTGCTAGAATATCCTTCTCCTGTAATAGGCTGTATTATAAGTGTCGGTGTTAACGCAAAATTCAAAGCTCCTACTGCTCAGAGTACTGGTACATCAATTTCCTATATTTCTGACAAAAGGGACTTGACTATAGCTCCGTAATATGGTATAAATAAGACACAATTCGATGATGTGGATTGAAAGACAAACTGGACGAGGGTGCAATTCCCTCCGCCTCCACCAAAAGGAGATTAGAGTGGTACAGATATTGATAGGGGAACAAGATGAAGACCCCCTTAGTACGAGAGGTAAGTAAGTGGATGTTCAAGGCATATATTCTTTGGAGTATTTGTGCAGACATCGCCCTACTTTCGGGAATCATATATCTAGTCTTTTTTTGATGGGGGCGAATTAGGATCGACAGGTGTTGGATAGAAAAACGGAGAATTGTCGGATGACTGCGTTATTGGTCAAATTAGTAAATGCAAACGATAATTTTGCATCTCAAGAATACGCACTAGCTGCGTAGTCGGATAGGGTTTCGGTAGGTTTCCTAGTAACAGAATAACCTACCATTTTGAAACTGTCATGATAAGGAGAAAATACATTATGACTACTACAACTCAGGCCTCTAAGGTCGCAACAGCACTATCAAATGGTGCAGAACTAACCGCAAAACAAATCAGCGCTCGTTATGGAGTGGGAAATGTTCGTGCGGTTATCAGCCAACTCCGTTCAGAAGGATATTCTATCTATCTGAATAAGCGGGTGAGCTCTTATGACGGAGAAACTTATTCTAAATACCGTCTTGGAAGCCCAACACGGGCAACCGTAGCTGCCGGTTACGCCGCTCTGCGTGCTTAAAGAGCATTCAAACTAACGCACTAAGGCGAGTTTGTCTTAACCCTAAGAACGAATTGTTACACATATCGTATCGGAAGGGTTATACTAGATAGGAGTTGCGTGGATTTGGAGGCATGTCAGGGCTCTCAGAGACAGACAGTCCATTTATTCTCAGTTGCCTAGAGAACGCAAGGTTCATCGCTTAATAGATGCGTGGGGGGTCACGGTTAACCCCCCAACTTATATAAGGGGCTTTGAATGGCTATTACTACACCGAAAATATTTGCTCAAAAAATTGAAGAGATTGTCAAAGACAAACAAATTACACATATGGAAGCAGTACTTTGGTATTGTGATGACCAAGAAATAGAACCAGATTCCGTAAAGGGATTAATCTCTAAAGCGTTGAAAGAAAAAATTGAAGCCAACGCTCGGGATTTAAACTTCCTACCAAGACAAGCACAACTACCAATTTAGGAGACAACATGTTCGCAATTTTATTAATTTTTCCAATCTTATTTTTTTCTACTAATAAAGAATTTTTTGATAAGGTTGCAGAAGACACAGCAAAGGGTGCTGAATGGCATCATGTAGGGCCACAGGCTCTTGATCCAACAGCAAAATCTCTTCCTCTTCAATGTATGACACATGAGGTAGATGAAGAGTCAGTCCCTTGTGGTGAACCATATATCATTTACAAATTGAAGATGCCGAAAGATGGAACCAATTGATGTATACCTGATGTATTGTGCTATGAAAGCGCATTTCGGAGCAGGAAAATACGACTACATTAAATATGATGGTCAGACAAAGGTTTCCAGAGATTCTTTCTGGAAACGTAAGGATAGATATTTCTTTACTAAAATTGCTAAGAAACATGAGAATCCAAAAGACTACTTTATAGCAAATTTCATAAAAGATAGAAGTGGTTACATTGCTAATTTCAGCGATGAAAATTATGAATCGTGGAAGCTAAAAAGGCAGGGCTTCTTTGATATGTTTGCTGTAGAAATGCAT